TGTAAAGCAGGGAGGCTTGGGCTTCATCATTTCAAAGAAGCAAGACCCTACAGGCACAATAGCCCTCACAGAAAAGGAAAAGGAGTCCCTAATAAAGCAACACGATGCTAAATACGGCATCACTGGTGACAGACTCCCATACGGCATTAGCGATGTGCCTATAGACTTTATAAGGACAAATCTCTCAATATCTGAGTTACAGCCATTCGATGAGAACTTGCAGGACGCTATAACCATTGCCGGAGCATTCGGCATACCGAGCGTACTTGTTCCCCGTAAGGACCAGAGCACATTCAGCAACCAGTCAACGGCTGAGAAGACTGTCTATAGCTCCGAGATTATCCCTCTTACGAAGCGGTTCTGTCAGGACTTGACATCATTCCTCGGATTGGAGGAAGATGGTTTCTATCTTGATTGCTGTTTTAAGGACGTTGACTGTCTGCAGGACGGCTTGAAGGATGCGGAAGAGGTTAAGAAGCTGCTCAATGAGCGTTGCAAGATGCAGTTCCTCAGTGGTATCATCACCATCAATGACTGGCGTGCGCAGATCTGCGAGGAGAAACTGGAAGGAGAAGTATTCGACAAGGTTATATTCAATATGACCGACGAAGAAATAGTGTTTATAAAAAGAGTTTTTAACATCAAAAGTGAGAAAGAAGATGAAAGAAGAAATCAAGCGCCTGCAGTACAAGACGAAGGCAAATGATGTGGATGATGAGAAAGGTATCGTTACCGTGGCGGTGAACGGTATCGGTGTCAAGGACTCGCAAGATGACATTTCTATGCCGGGGTCGTTCAACAAGACCCTGAAAGAAAACATCGGCAGGATGCGATGGTTCCTGAACCACCGTACCGACCAGTTGTTAGGAGTGCCCCTTGAAGGAAAGGAAGAGGGTGGCAATCTTATTATGACCGGTCAACTGAACCTTGACAAGGAGATTGGTCGTGACATTCTTGCCGACTATAAGCTGTTTGCAGCGAACGGAAGGACGCTGGAGCACTCTATCGGTGTGCGTGCCATGAAGCGTGACGAGCAGGACAAGAGGAAAGTCCTGGAGTGGAAGATGTTTGAGTACAGCACCCTGACACATTGGGGCAGCAATCCTCAGACGTTCCTTGTAGGCATCAAGTCCGGCACGGCTGACCAAGTGAGAGAAGCCTGTGACTTCATCCGCAAAGCGTTCCTGCAACATGGTTATACTGACGAACGTCTAAAAGCCTATGATATGGAACTTAATCTACTATTGAAGAGCCTCAACGGAGGCCTTATCGTGACCTGCCCCTGCTGTGGGCATCAGTTTGACTACGAGAGCCAGCCAGAGCGCACTTTCAGTCAGCAAGTGATAGACCTTGCCGCCCAGTTCCAGAGATGGATTACTGAGGACATTGTACGTCAGGAGATGGAGAAACTTACTCCCGAAATCAGGGAGCAGGTGACAGCCGTCCTCGACATCGTACTGGCCAAGAGCGGTAAGCCTGAGTTTGAGCAGAAGGGACTGACAGACATAATGAGTTATGTACGCTGCCCCCACTGCTATTCGCGAGTTTACAAATCAAATACAATAATTCAGGAAGGAAGTACTACGACACCCTCTACTGCGACCCCTGAGCCGTCTGTTGACACTCAGAAAGAAGGCGAGCAGAGCTCCCAAGAGTCTGTCGTGAAGGAAGAAGCCGCCAAAAGCACTTTGCCCGACTTTGAGAAACTGAATAAAGTTTTTAATGTTTAATTCTCAAAAAGTTATGAAAAAGAATTTTGTTACTGTTGCAGATTTTGCACAGAAAATGGAAGGCATGACAGACGAGCAGAAGGCTTTTGTCGAGAAGATGCTTCAACTGACATGCGACGTAGTGAACAAGAGCCGTGAGGGAGACCTTACGCCTGAAGATGTTGAAAACAAGTTCAAGAGCATCAACGACCAGTTGAAGGCTTTTGACGCTGAGAAGTTCAACAGCCTCATCAAGGACAACGAAGAACTCGTTACCCAGGTTAAGCAGCTTGGCGAGACCGTCAAGAAGCTGAAGGAGAGAGGTCTTTCCATGGAGGTTATCAACAAGTTCGATGAGAAGATTTCCGCTATGCTCGATAGCGAGAAGTTCAAGGAGTTTGCCAGCGGCAAGATTCGCCAGTCTGGCGCCTTTGACGGCTTCTCTCTGAAAGAGGTCAGCATGGCCGCTAACTACAGCGGTGACAACCTCATCACCCAGCAGACGAGCCGCGTAGTCGCAGAGGTCAGCAACAAGAAGCTGCACATGCGCAACGTGGTTGCTATCCTGCAGGGCGACCCTGAGTTCCCACAGTTGGCATTTGCGCAGATCTACGCTTTCGACCGCAATGCCGCAATGGTATCCGAGAACGGCACTCTGCCCGAGTCTTCGTTCAAGGTTAAGGAGCTCACAGAGAGCACCAAGCGTCTTGGTACCCATATCAAGATTAGCAAGCGTATGTTGAAGAGCCGCGTATATCTGCGCTCATTCATCTTGAACCATCTGCCCGAGGCAGTTCTCATGCAGGAGGACTTCCAGATGCTGTTTGGTGACGGCAACGGCGAGAACCTGAAGGGTATCACTGAGCACACTGGCGTAACCTCTATTGAGGCTCTCATCGGCACAGCCGTAACGACAGGTGCAGCGGGTACTATCGCGAGTGTCGCTTCCTACAACGGCGGTGCAGACACCGTTATTGAGCTCACAGCTCCAGACGACAAGATTCTGGACGGCATGACGATTACCGTTGCAGGCGCAACCGTCAACACCGGTGCAAACGGCACCTTCCCCGTGAAGAAGCTGAACGACAAGAAGATTGTCCTGACTGGTGCAGCCTACACTGGTGCAGAGTCTTCCACTGCCGCTATGACTTACACCGTCAAGCACGCAGGTTTCAAGAGTGTAGAAGACCCCAACAGCGGCGATGCTATCCGCACTGCCTTTGCTGTGATGAACTACGCTCAGTTCAGCGCGAACACCATCATCCTGAACCCCATCACGGTGAACGCTATCGCCAGCGAGAAGGATTCTCTCGGTCGCAACCTCGGCCTCATAGAGAACCGCAATGGTGTGAACTACGTATGTGGCAAGCCCATTGTAGAGTACACCGGCATTCCTGCTGGCAAGTATATTCTCGGTGACTTCGTGAACGGTGCCAACCTCGTTGACTACACCGCCATGAGTCTCGAGTGGGCAGAAGACGTGGACACCAAGCTGACCAACCAGATTGTGCTCATTGCACAGGAAGAGGTCATCTTCCCAGTGTACATGCCTTGGGCATTCGCCTATGGCGACTTGTCAAGCCTCATCACAGCTATCACTAAAGCCTAAACGGGAGTGTTATGAAAGTTATTCTCGAAGGTGACGAGCGTATTGTCAAGAACATCTGCCGAGAGAACAGGGTAAGAGTAAGCAGGGGACAGGTTTCCTTTTCCCCTGCCGACTCAATCCCCACTCCAGAGGGTGTAACCGAAGAGGACGTTAAGAACATGGTTGAGGCTATCGGGCAGAGAGATGCCCGAATTGACGAACTCATGAATGAGAACGAAATCTTGAAGGCCACACTTGCAGAGAAGGAAGACACCAAGGACGCTCCCGAAACTCCCGACACCAAGGGTGACGGCGAGAGTGAAGAGACAGGCGGTGAAGGTGACAACACCGACACTAAGGAAGGTGAAGAGACCGACACTACTCAGGCTCCCGAAGGGGACACTAAGGACGCTCCCGAAGGAGATTCCAAGGACGTAGAAGAGGCTCCCGACACCAAGGGTAAGAAAAGTTCAAAGAAGTAAAGACATGCTAATCGATGTAACATCTTTCACGAGTGGCCCGCGTCAGATCGAGAACGCAGTAGTGCCTCAGAAGACGGCAAATAACATTGCCGTAGCCAGCCGCATCAATGGCTATATAGAACTGTTGCAGCCTGAGTTTCTACGGAAAGTGGCAGGCAAGCAGTTAGGCAAGTCTATAGACGAGTATTGCCGTGTTGAGCATAGGCACCAAGGCGAAGAGCCAGTAGAGCAGAACGAGAACCAACAGGTAGAGCTTGCAGAACCAAACGAAAGTATGGAAGGCCTCATCAAACTGCTAAAGGAGCCGTTTGCTGACTACGTCTTCTTCTATATGCTCCGCGATATGAACGTGCAACCCACCATAACAGGGCTTGTCCAGTTGAAGTGCGCAAATTCCTACGTTAGCCCTTTGGAAAAAGGTGTGCAGACCTGGAACCACATGGTTGACGGGCTGAGTCTGTTTTTGGAAGAGGTCACAGTGGAGGGTGTTACCATCGAAAGCGAAATGCTGACGTACATAAACAAATTCAATCTGTAGAGCCATGCAGCAGCTTAACATCATAGACCTGCTCGAAGAGGTCGTAGCATCGTTGTCCGGCAACATTACCGTTCGCATGACATCAAGCTACGGCAGTGCGGAGTATGAGACGAAGCCTACCATAACCTACATATTCGGCGATGCTCAGTACATCAAGGACCAGCTTGACGAGTATAGCAAGGTGACGGGTGTGGAGAAGCTGCCGCTCATAGCCCTGTTTACCCCTGTAAAGGAGAAGAGAGGGCTTGTTGACATTGCTTCCGAGGCTAAGGTTTCCATTCTCATAGCGTGCAGCAGCCGCAAGGAGTGGAACAATGAGGAACGCAAGACTATTTCCTTTGAGAACGTCCTGCGCCCCATCTATGATGCCTTCATGGAAGCACTGAACAGGCATCCACGGATAGAAAGCAATTATGACGGCAGTTTCCCCCATGTCTATTCCGAGAATTACAGCTACGGCAAATATGGAGCCTACACCGCATCAGGAGATGAGGTAAGTGAGCCCATAGATGCAATTAACCTCAGTGACTTACAAATTACAATCAAACAATTAAATTGTATAAGAGATGAGAAAAATTCGTAACTGCATGGGTATAACCCTTGCAACTGGCAAGAGTGGTTGCCAGATTGATTTCGGCAAAATCAAGGCCGTTATCCTTGTGGCCCATGGCGTGAAATTGGGCGCAAACATCGCCAAAGGCTCTTTAGAGACTCTGTGTCATGCTGACACTCCTAACCGTATCTATCCCATCAAGACTATCGTCGAGTATGCGAAGAACGGCGGCGAGCCTCAGACCAGTGCTGTAGGCTACGGTGGCAACGGAGTGACAGGCATCAGCGCACAGACTGACACCTTTACCGTTGACAAGTTCAGCGAGCACCTGGCAGCAAGCCTCACGAAGTGCATGAACAAGCGTTTCGACGCTTACTATGTTGACGAGAACAACCTGCTCATTGGTATCAACGACGGCAGCGATGTTCTTGCTGGTATTCCCATGAGCACCGTGTACCCGACCGTCACGCCTCATCCCACATCGAGCGCAAAGGCTACCCTGACCGTTTCCTGCTGTCTGGAGGATGCCCGTGCCGCTATTGAGAACTTCGACTATGTACAGCTCGACTTCAATCCTCTGGACGAGTTGGAAGGCCTCATCCTCGTTGACCTTGTAGAAGCCGAGTCCGGCAAGTACAAGATTATCGAGACTATCGGCGGCTACGACCGTACCGCAGAGTTCGGTCAGGCTGTTGCAAGCGGTGCAAGCTCCGTTCTGAACAACGTGACCACTGCAACATACGCAAATGGTTTGATTACCATTACTGCGAGTGCTGGTACCACACCGAGCCTCAAGGCTCCGAGTGTTCTTCTGTCCAACGACATTGCAGGTATCGAGTGGAACAAGACCGTGAAGCTCGCTTCTGCCTAAACGCGAACTGATATGTTAGTAGAAGGTGTTACTTTCGTTGAGCAGGCCATCAGGCCAATGAAGAAAAGCGACTTCATCAAGGCTCACATGGATGTGCTTTGGCAGGACCGTGAACCGAAGGAGCGCGAGAAGATGCTCTCCGACGTTTACGACACCATCAAGAAGCAGAAGAAAGAGAAAGAAACAAAGTGATTGACGGAGGGCTGGGCGGTTGAATGTTCCAGCCCTCTTAATTTAACAACTATGGCAGATTTCGACAGACTGGAGAGCGTAATAGACGCTATCAGGGACTGCTTAAAGGACAGCATACTGGAATGTCTCGAAGAGAAGCGAGACATCATTACCATGTGCGTTACGGAGCAGTTGTACAGCGGTATAGACGGCGAAGGTGAATATCTTAGCCCCACATACGACAACGACCCCTACTTCAACGAGAAAGGCCCCTGGCACGGAGCGGCATACGCCTACAAGAAATGGAAGGAGAGGATAACCCCACCCATGCGGAGTGCTAACCTCAACCTGCTTCCGAGACCTGTCGAGGTGCCGAACCTCTTTATCACCGGCATGTTCCATGATTCTATTAAGGCATCAAGGCAGGGAGAGGTGATAAGGGTATATACCAGTGGATTCCAGGACGGTCCGCTCATAGAGAAGAAGTACGGCGAAGCCATCTTCAAACTCACGGATGATGCCAAGCAGTATTTCAACATCTATGCCTTGCGCCCCTGGCTTAACGACTTCATAACAAAGTGCGGTTACAGATGAGTTGTGCATGTGAACGAAAGAAGATAATGAGTGAGCAGACAAGAGTCAGCGAACTTGCGAGGAAATGCGCCATCATGTTGCAGACTATGGTGGCTGTATATAGGAAGGCAGACGGCACGTTCTCCTTTGCCCCTGTCGGTGAAGAGATAAATGGAGAGATTGTAGAATACAGACATTACCTATAGAGTCATGGCAGATATTAAGATTACAGACCTTGTGGATGAGAAGGTATTTGAAGACCTTGAAAAACTCTCCGAGAACATCAAGACCGTAAAGCAGCAGTATGTAGAAGCGGCAAGGGAACTTGCCCAAGGCCTCAACATGAAGATTAGCACTTCCGGCGATCTTGAAAAGTTCAACAATGCCGTTGCAGAGAGCAGCAGGAAGGCGCAGCAAGCCACGGAGCAGCTCAATACCACCATAGACAGGCAGCGTGAGATTATCGGGCAGACTACGAACACCATCAGTCGGGAACTGGCCGAGATTGAAAAAGAGAATAAGGCAAAGCGAGATGCCTTTGCGCAGGACAAGAGCGCACTGGAAATTGCCGAGTCCATTATCGGCACACGCGACCAGAATATACTACGCCTGTCCAAATTGCAGACAGAGTTGAAGGGCGTTAAGGATGCCCAGAAGAGTCTTGACGATGCCGTCAAGAGCGGAACCGTATCCGAAAGTGCAGCAGCGCAGAAGAGGGCTGAGAACCTTGAAAAGCAACGGACGCTCAAAGCCGCCATTCAGGACCTGAACAACGTGCTGAACAATCAGGACAAGCAGATGCAGGCAGCAGAAGGAAGTTACCAGAAGCTATCCCTTCAGCTTGAAATGTTGAAGAAGGCATACAAGGGACTCAACGACGAGGAAAAGAACTCCGATATCGGTAAGAGACTTGCCGAGGAGATAGGGAACCTTGATGCCCATCTGAAAGACCTTGCTGCCGATATGGGAGAGTTCCAGAGGAACACCGGCAACTACGCCATAGCCAACCAGTCCGTAAAGACAGAGCTGAGGGAGTTGGTGCAGGAAATAGCAACTCTTACCATCCAGTACCGCAATATGAGCGATGAGGAGAAATCCTCTGCTCAGGGGCAGGAGTTGGAGCAGAAGATGAACGGCCTTAAAGCCCGTGCCTCAGAGTTGAAGGATGCCGTTGAAGACGTGAACAGAGAGATTAAGTCGGGTGCCAATGATGCCCAGTCTTTCAGCGCCATAACAGAGGGTATAAATCTTCTTATCAGTGGTGTGGGAGGATTGACTGCAGCATCTCACGCCCTCGGGATAGGTGAAAAGGACCTGATTAAGATACAGACTACTTTGCAGGCAAGTCTTGCGGCCAGCAATGCTCTGACAAAGGCGCAGACCGCCTTACAGAGTGAGAGTAACCTCATGGTAGGTGTAGCGAGGTTACAGGCGGCAGCACATGCCACCGCTGTAAAGATAAAGACGGCTGCAGAGGGTGAAAGTATCATCGTCACTAAGGCGGCTACCATTGCCCAGGCTGCTTTCAACAAGGTTGCCATGATGAACCCATACGTTCTGCTGGCCACTGGCATAGGCTTGCTGGTTGCCGCTGTCTTCGCCTTCACGAAGGCCACGAAGGGAGAGACGGAGGAGCAGAAGAAAGCCCGTGAAGAGATGGAGCGGAGCCGTAAGGAGTATGAGGAAATGATGGACACTACAGAGCAACTCAGGAAAGCAAGGGAGAAAGGTATTGAGTCGTGTGCCAGCGAGATAGGAAAATTACAACTCCTTTATTCTGCTGCTACTGACACGACCCGTTCCATGGATGAAAGAAGACTTGCAGCAAAGAAGATGCAAGAACTATATCCTGCGTATTTAGGAAATCTTAAAACCGAAGCAATAATGGCAGGAAATGCTAAGGATGCGTATGAAGAACTGACTGCGGCAATCATAAATCAAGCTATTATAAAGGCAAAAGAAGAGCTTGTAGAGAAATATGCGAAAAATGTCATTGACAATCTTGATAAGATAAGGATTGCCCAAGAAGAG